TAAAGCTCCAGTTAAATATAAAGGAATTAATCCAGTTCTTTGCGCACAAGGTAGAGTTGGAGAATTATAAAAAATAAAACATGAGCACATACATTTCATCATTAGACGTTATACCAAGTAGTAGCTATAATATACCTCAACCAGGTCGATTAGCAACTCCTATAGCAGCCGCAGGTTCTTCAACCACACAATTAGTTTCAACAGGAGCTGAGTTCACTGCTGCAAAAACAAGACCATTAGGATATACAATAAACGGAGGTGACATTATATATAATGCAACACAGAGCGTCGTTTATCAAATAGTTAAAGTTGTTAACGATACTACTATAGAAATAGCTACAGCTCCAGTGGCAATAGCCCCTTCAGATACTTGCTTTATATACAAAGGTAACGTAAGACCAGCTACTTCCGCAGCATCTGGAAGTGAAGGTTATTCATTATACTTTGGCGCAAGCGGTGATGTAAAGGTAGAAGACGTATCGAACAATACTGTTACATTAAAAAGTGTACCTGTTGGAAAAATAATAGATTTACAAGTTATAAAAATATATGATTCAAATCCAACTCCACCAGCTGGTATTGTAGCTTTAGAAAAAATAGATTAGTTATGGGAAATATGTTAATGAATAGATTAGGCGCGGCAAAAGCAGGTAAAGGATGTGCAGAGTCAGAAGGTGGAAGCGGGTGCGTTGTAAAGCGTGGCGATAAATACGTTATTTTAAATAATAAAAAAGGTGGTGTCTGGAAATCAGGTTTTTCCTCAGCTGAAGAAGCTAAGAAAATGCTTTCCGCATATCACGCAAATTCATAATTATGGGATACAATCATAAAGGACATTACGGTCATTACAGCGGAAACGCTAAACATTCAAAACATCACATGGTTAATTCATGGGAAGAAGAAGATGTAGCAAGAGGTAGAAAAGAAATGGCTGAAGGCCACAAAGGACATGCTGAAGCTTTATTTGACGATGCTCATGGTAGTTACAATTACGATGGTCATAATTCTACTGGTGCTGAACATCATGGAGCTGCTAAGACAGTTAGTTGGAAATATGGAGATGCTACATACTCAGGTGAATTAATACCTAGCAAAGAAACATCTACACATAGATACGCTAGAACACATAACGGTAAAATAAAATCCTTACCGAAGAATAAATAAGCAGAGTAAACTGATAAATCACATAAAACAAACAACAAACAACAAACAACCAAAACAAAAAACAAAAATTATGGCAAAATTCATTAAATTTAGAATTGACAACGCTAACGCTTTAACAGGTGGACTAGGACAAAGAGACGTATTATTAGACGTTTCAAAAATTGAAAGCATTGCAGACGTTGGAGCGGCTACATCAGTGGTTATTACATTAAGCGAGTATGTAGGGTTACCAGCTGCATTAGCTGCAGGAGCTCAAGATGCTGGAACAGTAGGTGGAAGAATACTTACATTAACTCTAGGTAATTCAACTAACCAAACTACGGGTAATATTACTCCCCCAGCGGTTCCTACTGTATATCAAAACATGCCTTCTCAATCTATTAACAAAGCATTAACTGCTAATCCAGGTGGAGTTTCTTCACAAGTTCAATTAGCTTTAGATGGTGATGGTGTAAGAGGAGTTGATAGCCAAATGTACTTTGTACAAGCTGCGTTTTCTTCTAGTAACGTTATATAATAAATGGAATCTAGAGGATTAGGCGATAGCATTGCTAAATTCACTAACAAAACAGGTATTAAGACCGTTGTAGATAAAATATCAGACGGTCTTAACATACCTTGTGGTTGTGATAAAAGACAATCATGGTTTAATAAAAAATTTCCTTATAACAATGGCATTTAAAATAAACCCTCCGTTCGATTTAAACAAAATGAACACGTCTGTATTTGAAAGAAATATGGGTGATGATCCTGTTTATGCGCGAACACCTAAAAATGGAGTTATTATTTTAAATGAAGATATACTAGATGATCCAGTAGAAATGCAGAAAACATTAGCTCATGAACAAGTTCACGTTGATCAATATAAAAGTGAAATAAAAAATCCAGGTAGTGGATTAGATTATGAGGTAGATTCTGAAGGAGCTGGTAAAGTAATGTTTAAAGGAAAAGAATATGATTACTCAGTAATGCAGGCCGGTAAAGGTCCTTGGGAAAAAGATGCTCAATTAGCAGAAAAAAAATTAATGCAAAATAATAAATAAACGTAATGGATAAAATGAAAACAAATCAAGATGGCGGTAGCGTAACAGCTAAAGATTCATCAGCTGCAGGAAAGCAGTTAGAAAAAAACCAAAAAGGTGCTGCTAAATATAAGCATGGCGCAGCAGACGGACACATGAAAGATGAAAAGAAAGGTGCAGCTAAATACAAAGGTGCTCATGATTATGATACATCTAAAGGTTCTCACGATCACCCACATGGTGCTGCAAAAATGGGTTACTCTCAATCTTTTGGAGCTGCAAGAATGAATGGTTATGCTAAAGGAGCTGCTAGAGTAGCTAACATAATGAGTTTTGGAGCTTCTAAATATATGAATCACGGAGCGGCAGACAATCATATAGATCCAGTAGACGGAGACGCAGTGCCTAATTATGACACTACTAACACTACTGTTAGACCTAACACTAATTCAACATCATCAAGTTCTAGTTCTAGTTCTAGTTCTTCAAGACCTCGAAGAACAAGAGAGCAAGCGTTTCAAAATAGAGGATCGCAATACGCTAACATGAATAGAGAAGAATACAATAAAGAGATTGATGCTTACAATGCAAAGAATAGAGCAGTTAGTTCTAATAATTCATCTAGTTCTGATAATTCATCTAGTTCTTCAGTGTCAACTAACACAACAAATACAAAAATAGGTAACCTTACACCTAATTCTGTAGCTTTAAGTGGAGAAGAGCAATTGCAAAATAACAAGAATAAAATAATAGCGGAAAGACAAGCTAGACTATTAGCAAGAAAAAAAGATTCTACTGATGCTGCTAATAAATATCTTGCTAGAAAAGGAAGACAGTCAGGAACACTAACCGAGCTGGACGCACTCAAAGCACAACAGTTTGGTGATAGAGCTGCGCTTGCTAGCGGTAATCGAGCAAATAGAGACATGGGATATCCTAGATCAAGTCAATCTATAAGAGAAATAGTTAATGAAATTTCTGCAAAACCAAACGTAGATTTAGATCAATAAATTTTGAAAAAAATAATTCAATGGCTTACAGGTGGCGTCATCAAAGAAGTTGGTGACGTCATTGATAAGCTTACAACAACAAAGGAAGAAAAACTGCTAATTAAAAAGCAAATCCAAGAAATAATGGAGAAAGCTAATAATGATGCAGAAGAGCAAATAACAAGGCGTTGGGAAAGCGATATGAAATCAGATTCATGGCTTTCTAAAAACACACGACCTTTAGCTCTTATATTTTTATCTTTCATGGCTATAGCTTTTATATGGGTTGATAGTCATCATGAAATATCTTTTACTGTAGAACAAGAGTGGATTGGATTATTAAAGCAGTTACTTACAACTGTTTATATAGCTTACTTTGGGTCACGAGGCGTGGAAAAGTTTAAATCTATAAGTAATAATAAATAGTAAGAGTATTAATCAAATTAAATAAAATCAAATGAAAAAAACAATATTAATGTTTTTTGTGTTGTTTAGTAGTTTTTTATCCGCGCAAGTTGACGTGTTGGATATGTCACTATTAGAAGGTGAATGGAAATCAAACGAAACATCTTATAATTGTATTATAACAGTTAATAATGAAGATGAGGTTAAAACCATTCACAACATTAGTTATGAAAAAAACAAGGTTTTATCAGAGAATATAAAATTCCAAGATGAATACCAAGTTGTAACAACTCACACAAATAAAAAAAATGGACATACGGTTGAATCTACGTATATCTTAGTTAACCCAGAACTCTTATCTAGACAGTTTAGAGGTGATTCAAATATGATGATATTTTACACTAGAGTAAAAAATAATTAAATTAAATAAAATGGCAGAAAGTTTTAAAATTACAGAAGAAGAATTAAAAGTTGTTCAAGAACAACAAGCTAATTATCAAAAAATAATAGAACAACTAGGGTTATCTGACGTGAGAAAACACACGCTTTTATCTCAGTTAGATTTATTACTTCCTAAAATAGAAGAGAATAAACAAGCTCTTGAAGAGAAATACGGTTCTATTAACATAAACATACAAACAGGAGAATACACTGATATAGAGAAAGACGACGGTGAAAACGCTGTTGTTAAAGCAGAGGACTAATGACTAATGTAATAAGAAAGATCAGTATAGGTGCTGATTATAAAAGCGATGCTATGCACTACTCTGTTGGACAAAGTGTCTATGGTGGTCATGAAATTGCCTATATAACTCAAGACCAGAAAGATAATTCTTATAATATTCACATAAAGAAAAACAATGAGGTATTGCCGTGGAAGAAGTTTAATTCTAACATGGCTATATCCATTGAATATGATTTAGAGTATTAATGAAAAGCTTGTATGATTTCATAGTAAAGCCTCTAGGAGATACTTATGAAAATAAAAAAACAATAGGTGACAAAGAGCTTATATTAAATACTAAAATTGAAAGTTTTAAATTTGTAAACAATGTAGCAGAAGTTGTTGAAACTCCGGCTGCTTATGAAACTATTATAAAAAAAGGCGATTTAGTATTAATACACCATAATGTTTTTAGAACTTTTTATAGCATGCAAGGTATAAAGAAAAAATCAAGATCTTATTTTAAAGATGATCTGTTTTTTTGTGCTCTTGATCAAATATACTTATGTAAAAATAAGAATAAATGGAAAGCTGTAAACAATAGATGTTTTGTTAAACCTTTAAAATCTAAAGACAAACTAACAACAAATAAAGAACAGCACCTAATTGGTATACTTAAAATAGGTAATAGTTCCTTAGAAGCGCTAGGAATAAACGAGGGAGACTGTATTGGTTATACTCCTTATGGAGAATATGATTTTAATGTAGAAAACGAGCGTTTATATTGTATGAAATCTAATGATATTGTAATTAAATATGGAAATAAAGAAAACCAAGAAGAGTATAATCCAAGCTGGGCAAATAGCGGTTGAAGAATTAATTAAAGTCGCTAAAGAGCCCATTATAGATTTTGGCCCTGACATTTCTGCAGACAGGCTTAAAAACGCTGCGGCTACTAAAAAGTTAGCTATATTTGACGCTTTTGAAATACTACAAAGAATACAAGAAGAAGAGAATATTATAAATGAAAAACCAAAAGAAGTTAAGGAAGAAAAAGCTTTTAAAGGTTTTGCAGAAGGAAGATCTAAGTAATGTATAAGCAAGATCTTTTTACTGTTGTTAAAGACCACATAAAACCTAAAGTTCTAAAAAGAATGAATAGGTATAATAAGTGGGAGTATGGTTATAATGAAGAACATGATATAGTTGTTATATCTAAAACAGGAAAAATAGGTGAAATATACAAGATACAAAACTTATATATAGGATTACCTGAAGTTTCTAAGAATGTTGTTAAATTTAAAAACAACAAATGGAATAGAGAAACATTACCAATTGCTTTCAAAAAAATCAAAACAATTTTTGATTGGGAAGAATACCCGGTTGATTTTAAAGAAAAATGGTATGATTACATTGATAAAGAATTTACTAGAAGAGAACAAGGTTTTTGGTTCTATAATAAGAGTGTGGCTACTTACCTTACTGGTACTCACTATATGTACTTGCAGTGGTCCAAAATTGATGTTGGGAAACCAGACTTTAGGGAAGCAAACAGATTATTCTTTATATTCTGGGAAGCTTGTAAAGCAGACATCAGGTGTTATGGAATGTGCTATCTCAAAAACCGTAGATCGGGATTTTCGTTTATGGCCTCAGGAGAGGTGGTTAATCTTGCAACTATTAATTCCGATTCACGATACGGCATACTGTCCAAATCTGGGGCCGACGCCAAGACAATGTTCACAGATAAAGTCGTCCCAATATCGGTCAATTATCCGTTCTTTTTTAAACCGATACAGGACGGAATGGATCGTCCCAAGACCGAACTTGCCTACAGAGTACCGGCCTCCAAGTTCACCAGGAGGAAACTCATCGCCAACGAGACCGCGGCCGATCTTGAGGGACTCGATACCACTATCGATTGGAAAAACACGGGAGACAATGCCTATGATGGGGAGAAACTTAAACTCCTCGTCCACGACGAATCAGGTAAATGGGAAAGGCCCAACAACATCCTCAACAACTGGCGTGTTACGAAAACCACCCTTAGATTAGGTAGTAGAATTATTGGAAAGTGCATGATGGGATCAACATCTAACGCTTTAGACAAAGGAGGTGATAACTTCAAAAAACTATACTATGATTCAGATGTTACAGAAAGAAACGCCAATGGACAGACTCGCAGCGGACTCTATTCTTTGTTCATACCTATGGAATGGAACTACGAAGGATACATTGATTCTTATGGCGTACCTGTATTCGACACACCAAAAACCCCGGCTGAAGATCCTCACGGAGTCAAAATAAAACAAGGTGTAATAGAGTATTGGCAAAACGAAGTTGATGGTTTAAAGCAAGATCAAGACGCTTTAAACGAGTTTTATAGACAATTTCCAAGAACTGAAGAACACGCTTTCAGAGACGAAGCCAAATCTTCATTGTTTAATTTAACTAAAATTTACGAGCAAATAGATTATAACGGTGATGTTGGCAAAACAAAACTAGTAACTAGAGGAG